ACAAGCCTCGCGGTGGTCGCACTACCGCAGTAACAGAAACCGCATTCGGCGTGTTCAATGCGGTTACTGAATACGTGGACTATCTGGCACGTTGCCGTAAAACCAACGGCAAGAGCGAAGATGAAGCAAGGGCAGAATCTTCGCTTGTGGGTGCAAACGGCCGTAAACGGGCAGACGCATTGGCCATTATCGGGGCTTGTGTCCAAAATAAGTCCTTTATGGATACGCTTGAAACAGGGGCTCTTGCGGGTTCGGAAACCCCTGTGCTGGACCAACTTTTCAGCTAGAGAATTCAAAGCGGGGGCATATAATCGAAAGGAATTAAACGTGAACAACTTTGACACCAAGCCCGGGCAGACTCTTTACATGCCCGTTCTATCAGAACTGACCGGGGCAGAACTACTGGAATTGATTATCGAAACGACACAAGAGTTAATCAACCGGGGGCAACACAAGACGCTGGACTAGAGGAAACAAAGCGGGGGCAGGACACTATGCCCCCGGGGGTTTAAACTCTTGAACCTTTATTGGAGCCTCTACTATGGAACAACTCATATTTAACGATGCGCGGGAACCGGACCAAAAGCTTAAAGCAGCCTATAGGAAGTTCCCCCACTGGTGCGAGGGACACGTCGCCGATACGGCAAACGGAATCTATGCCCGGGCATTCTGGACACGGGCATTCTGGACACAAGATGCAATGGTATGGATTGCAGAACCGGGCAAGCGGTTTGACCATGACGTTAACGCGCCACTGCTTCCGCTTGAAAACGCAAGGGAGATGGACAGAACTGCCCGACGTGTTTGGGGGCCGGATAAAATCAAAGCACTAGTTAAGTTTGCTGCCCCGGAGCCCGGACGTTACCGAACCGATTGCACGCTGATTGAGTGGTACGCAAACACAACTCGATTCACATGTACAGACGGTAGACACCTTGCCAGCATCCATGGCGGGGACATTATTGACGAAAGCAAAACGGAACCACTTGCCAAGTTTGCCGTGGACAGTAAAGCACTTGCTTTAATCTATGACGTGTTCGCCAAGATGGATGGCGCACAGGACGTGACCTTTAACGTGCTTTCGCGTAACGGAGTAAACAAGTTATTTATCTTGTCCAGACGGGGGCTTGCGATTCTTGACGGCAACACAAACTACCCTGAATACCGTTGGGTACTGCCCGAAACAAAACACACTGTTGAAGTACACCCGAAATTTTGGGATACGGTGGAAGTGTTGAAGGGCGTAACGAGTGAAGATAGTGCGGATATCCGTGTGGACTTCCTCGCCAACGGCAAGCAGACGGAAATGCATTTGCGAGCACACCACAAGCCTACGGGTGCGCGTGCAGCCGCAGTCATGCCCACAATGGGCAGACAGGCGAAAGAGAACTTTAAGGAAGTGGCTTTGCACATCTGCCCCCGACAAGTAGGCAACGCAATCGGATTGATTCGGGCGTTTGCAGAACCGTGGAACGCCGCTAATCCGATTGAATTAAAGTACATCGATAACGACCACGGGTTTTACTTCCACCAACGCCACAGGAAACAAGATATCATTCTGTGTATGCCCATTCCTAGTTAAAGGAAACAAACAATGGAAAACAAACGAATTCACGAACTACACAAGACGCATTTAAAGGTATTAAAAGAGCGATCCGAACTAATGCCTGAACGGTTCCCGTGGGTGACAGAAGAAAAGTCACTGGAAGCCTTTGCGGAAAACTTGATGCACGCGATAGCAGCAGGGAACTACACCTTTACGGGCAATGATACGCTGCGCATCGCCTGTAAGCAGCTTGGAATCAAGCCGATGCAAAAGGCATTAAATGAATGGTTGCAAGGGTAACGGGCTCGACACCGGGCATTGCAGCAGTGCCCGGAGTCCAGACTCTTATCTAAAGGGATTAAAAATGCAAACCTTTCTCGAAACAAAAGACGATATGCTTTGGCTTAAAGAAGTTCACGAAATCGACAATGCACCGGAGTACGCTTGTGCCATACTATACGGAAAGGAAGACTACCCCGATAAGGTGGAGTTGTTTAAGGAAAACAACATCCGCTGTATCCCCGACGTATGGGTAATGAATTACTTTATTGACAAGCTTTCCCCGTTGCTGCCCGGAGAAAAGGACAAGCCATGATTTACTTTTGTGTACTTCACACCTTCCACGTTGCCGCCAAGTGTCGGGGTTCGCTTGGAAAGGAGTTGATTGCCATGGCGCAAGAGCGCAAGGCGTTGGGCAGCAACTATAAAAACTGGCCAGTCTTTAAGCGCATCGTATCTTGTTTGGTTTATCGTTCTTCACCTGCCGGAATTCAGGGGTAGAAAGGATTGATTAAAATGCAATGCTATGAACTAGTTTATAGCAGAAAATACAGCTTGCACAGATGCACACGAAAAGGCGTTGTGCAGCATGAGGGCAGATACTACTGCAAGCAGCACAGCCCGCAGGCGAAAGCAGAAAGGGAAGCAGAGCGGCGAAAGGCATACGCAGAAAAAAGCGCAATGCGCAATCGAGCAAATCAGAGACAAGTAGCCCGGCAGGAAGCAATGGCACTGATAATTGAATTAAACCCGTATCGTGGTAGACTGCCGGAAGACTTGGCGGAAAGAGTTAAACAGATTGTAGCAAAGTATTCGGATGCAAGCCCTTGACCCGGACAACTTGACGGGCTAGACTCCCAACTCGCAAGCAACTTATCGGAAACTTCCATGAACACAGACAAGCAAGCACGACACAGGAACACACTGGCTCGTTTGGCAGGGCTCCGGTTCGCTGTAATGGACAGCCTGACAAACAAACCAATTGCGTTTTGTGAGACGAAAGAGGAAGCCGACGTTATTACAGACGCATTAAAAGCCTATCGAGACAGTAAAGCAGGATCAATTTACCCGGCACATCAAACCATTCATTACAAAGGGATTTAATTATGAAGACCGCAAAGAAACGTGAACTAAAAAACAAGCTGATTAAGGAATTGCGTGCGGAAGAGCGGGAACGCCCAGAGTACGAAAGCCCGCTGGACGTGCTACCGGGCTCGGGCACCGTGGAAGCCGTGCTGTACGACGGTAAGCAGCTTGTGGCACGAATCGAAGTGTTGAAGGGCGCGTTAACCGTGCTGTACGACGGTAAATCCTTTGAACGAGTAGAACACCAGGATATTGTCGGGCGCAAGCAGGCCACGGTACGCCGCAACGCGATCAAGTTCAAGCGTATGAGCCCGGAAGCGGAAGGCGCAGACCTTGGCCGACGTAAGCAATTAAGAAGGGATTGATTTAAGATGATACTGGTACCAGCCGCCCCGCTTGTGTGGGTAGATATACTAAACAAGAAAATCCATCCGGCAGCGACCTTGCTGCCGGATGGAACAATCAAAATATTGGCAGACTGGTTTGATATTAAACTAGTCTATGAAGAACTGGACCCGGTTAAGGGAAACTAATCATGCCGACCAAAGCACGTAAACTAAACGGGGAAAACGCACTACTTGCTGGACGGCTTGGCGAAAAGGCCGTAAAGGAAAAGCTGCACTTGTTTGAGCCGGATGTAGAAATTAAAACAATGCACCTAGAGCGCAAGTTGTTCTCAGTAGAGTTAACACAACTGGAAAGGCAGCCCGACAAGCTTTACGTGGTTTGCGCCTACTCAAGAGGCAGGCGGCTTCGAGTTGGTAACGTAACCAAGGGGCGCAAGCCAAAACGCCAGCACGAGTACAGTATTCAAGACGCGTTTCTACGCAGCCTGACCTTTGCCCTTGTCAGCACAGATGAACTACTTAAGTTAATTAAAGCAGGCAAGTACGGCATTCGCTGGGTAGAAGCGAACTATCGGACAAAAGCGCGATTTGTAGCAACATTTAAACTTGCTGATATCACACAAGGTGAACCAAGTTATTTAGGGATCGACCGTGTGTATAACGCGCCCGGGCTAGTAGATGCACTTTCAGGACCAATTGAACCAGACAAGGTTATGACCTATGAAAATAGTTAAGATTCCACTGCCTGCGCAATGGACAGTGCTGCTTGCCAAGCGCCTGACAGACGAAAGCGACCGGCGCGACCTGCCCTATGGGTGGTCGCACGCCGAATCAGGTGGTATGGCGCTGCAATGGGCTCGCCCGCAAGTCATGGTGACGCGTAACAAGCCCGCTTGTTTTACCATGCTGATCTGGAACGACGGGACCATTGTGTTTGTTCGAGAACGCAACGGGTTTGGCAATACCGTTTCGTTTAATTGGTCCGAACAAGACTTGGACGTTTTCGTAAACGAAATCATCAACGAAATTGAAAGGCACCTGTAATGACTTACGATATTAAAAAGGCGGTGAACGTTGCACCTGTTCTAAACAGACGGTGCGGTAAGGCGCTGCTAGAAGTCTTGCGTGTCTACTTCGACGAGAGCGAACAACTTCCTCTTCCTAGTGAAGAGGCAGAGGATATAGTTAAATCATTTATGAAGAACCTGCAAAACAACGTGGATTATTGGAATAAGCGCCGACCGTACAAACCAAAGCAATAAGCCGCGTGTGTAAGTCTTACACGTTGACTTTGCTTTCACGCTGTTAGACAATCGCCCTTCCAACCGCAACGGAGTCCGGCCCGTGCCCATATTCAGTAGCAACAACTCGCCCGCAATTGCTAATGCCCCCGTCATCCCATGGCAGGACTGCTACCCGGCATGGGCGGCGGTAGGTTTAATACCCTTACGCGCCCCCGGTGAAGTATTCACGGCAGCGAACGGGCAGCAAGTTACAGCTACAGGCAAAGAACCGATCCACAATGTATGGCAGACCATCCCCGCGCAAAGACAAGCAGTTAAAGAAAGCCAGTTTGAAACCTTTAACGATATCGCGCACGAAATCCAGCGTGGACGTAATATCGGAATGGTCATTCCCGACAACACAGTTTGTCTCGACCTAGACAACCCCGGCCTAGTTGATTCTGTTCTTGCTCTTTATCCAGACGCCCCGGCACAACTCACGCAAAGCGGGGGCTTGCACCTGTTCTTCCGCACCAACCCGGGGGAAGAGTTTTCCGCCACCCGCAAGGTAGAAATAGACGGAATTGTTTACGATATCCGCTCTGCCGGGCGTAGCCAAGTTGCGTGTTTCCCTTCCACCGGACTGAAAGGGAAATACCGTTGGCTACGCCCGTTGCCTATTGACCGGGACACGTTACCGCTTCGCCCGGATGCTTTGCTGAAGTACCTTGCCAATAACAGGACAGGCACACCGGCAACGCATCGTGAGTACGGCCCCATGCCGATCAACCCGCCCAAGCCCAAGGCGGAAGCATACAAAGTAATTAAAGAAGTAGACGAAAACCTATATAAACGAATCGTAAACAACCAACCCTTGACCAACGAAGTTGGCGCACGAAACAACTACATGGTTAGGGTAGTGGGTATGTTCCTTGGGCTGTGCACGCCCCCCGGGGAAGCGCCTTCCCCCGAACTGGCCTTTGCCGCGTTGCTTCCTTCCATCATGGCAGACACAAGCGGGGACGCGCACAACCCGCCCCCGTCACCTGCGGAATTGTGGTCTGCCTGCTGCCGTTTGTGTGACGCGGAAACCGCAACGTGGTTAGAGAATCAATCTATCTTGGGGGTAGTAAATAAAGTTCTTTACGAACAAAGGGTACAGGCAGAACAAGACGCAGACGCAATTAAACGCGGGCTCGCAGAAACAATGAACGTAAGCCCGGAAGAGTTAAAGAAACAAGCTATCCTGTACCTGCCAAACGGACACCACTACTACGTGCTAAACGAAAAGATTGGCGGCTATGCTGGCCCGACAAGCAGTAACGGCCTGCTGCAACGTATCACAGAAGGCTGCCCGCACGTCTTTTCCCAAGCAGACCTATACGATATAAACCAATCGGGGCAGATTACCTTGCGCCCCGTTAGTTTCCTGCTGCGGGACTTTGGTAAGCCAATTACCCGAATCGACCGCAAGGCCGGGCTTGACGTGCCGATCTACAACCGGCGCGACGAAACAATGGTTATGGGGGTTTGGCAACTGCGCAACCTTGAGCCCGCATTTAATGAGAAGATAGACCACTGGTTGCGTTTGCTTGCGGGGGACGAATATGATGCCCTATCGGCTTGGCTTGCCACTGTCACCAATACAGAGCGCCCGAATTCTTGCCTTTATATTAAAGGCCCAAAAGCCATTGGTAAAAGTCTACTCGTTGACGGGCTCGCTAGATTATGGGGTAGAAAAGCTGTCCGCTACCGTGACGTTATGGCACGGTTTAACGATTCATTTCTCAAGTGTCCTCTTGTCCATCTGGATGAAGGGCTCTCGGACCACACAGACAGTCTCCGGTTCCGTGAGTTCATTAGCGAAACTGAACACGTTATTGAAACTAAGGGGCAGCCTCAATATACCCTGCAAGGTAGTGCTAGAGTCATCGTAACCAGCAACAACGCGAACGCACTAAAGATTCAAGAGGCGTTAAACACAGACGATATCGACGCTATTTCATCCCGCATTTCTTGGATAAGCACGGGCTCGGAAGCCGCTCAATACCTTAAGCGGCTCCATGGCAGGCAGACTACAACCGAATGGGTAGAAGACGACCTGATTGCCCGGCACGTACTCTGGTTAAAGCAAACAGTTGAAGTGGAAACAGAAGGGCACGAAAACAGGTTCCTTGTGCCGGGCAACTTCAACATGGAAAAGTTGCAAATGCTGCGCACGTACCGGAGCAACAGCACCTTGTTTGAAGTGGTGGCAAACTACGTAATCGAAGCAGCAACCGCAAAGAACGGGCACTACACCAAGTACGAAGAAGGTGTTTTGTTTACGGAAGGCACAGTAGCTATCCGCTGGAAGGGGCTCGCGGAATACTGGAACTTAAACGAAACGCGTTTTGGCAAGGTTCCTTCTCCCCGGGATGCCGCTTCCTCTCTTAAAATCTTCAGCCGCGAAACAGAGAAGTCCAAGCGTACAACCATGGGTCCGCGTAAGTTCTACATTGCCGACTACGAACTACTCATGGACGAAATAGAGCGGGCGGCACCAGACGAACTAGTTAAAGCTATTGAAGATTTTCTACATTTAAGCATTGACGACCAAAGAAGCAGGGGATAAACACTAACACAGGATACGAAAGAGCGTAAATGGAAGGCACAGAACTAAAACCGTTTCACACCGTGTCAGCGAGTCAAATTAAGACTTACCGGGACTGCCCGCGCAAGTGGTGGTTCGACAAGATTAAAGGCTTGGGGCAACCCACGTCTGCGGCCATGGACTTTGGCACAAAGGTCCATGCGCAATTGGAAAGCTATGTTAAAGGGCAATTGGAAATACACCAAATGATGCCCGAAGCAATTGAACTGCTTCAACATATCCCCAAGCATGACACGCACAAGTTAGTCACGGAAGCCAACGTGACCTTCCCGGCAGGGGATGGCTGGCCGGTTGCCTTGACCGGCAAGATAGACCTTCTCGCGCAAGACAGGAAGAATCCAGAACTAGTAAGCATCTACGACTACAAAACCACAAAGGACTTCTCGTATGTACCCGATTACGAACGGTTGCGCTTGGACCCGCAACGGTTAATTTACACGTACATGGTTATGATGTTGGAGCCGCAAGCCAAGTATCTGGATTTCAGCTTGCTCTTTACACTTAAATCATATGATCGAAGCACGCAAAGCCGGGTGGTTAGCGTGCCCATGCAGCGTGGAAACGAATTGTTTTACCAAGAACTGCTGACAGTTAAAGCAGATACTTACGGCATGAAGGCCGATAGTTTACAGACCGACGTTAACGAAGTACAAGCTAACTACGATTCTTGCGGCAACTATGGTGGTTGTCCGTTTAAATCCATCTGTCCGGGTTGCCCGGCAAACAACACAAAAGAGGTAGATTATATGGGACTTTTCGACCAACCCAGCAACCAGCCCGCAATTAACGCGGCGGTACAGCCGCAGCCGCAGCCGCAGCCGCAGCCGCAGCCTGCGGCAATCAACCCGCCCGCAGCGTACAACGCACCGTCTGCGGAAAGTCCGCTGCTGTCCATGAACCTGCAACAGCCGCAGCCGCAGCCGCAGCCGCAGCCGCAGCCGCAGCCGCAGCAGGAAGCAGAGAAGCCCAAGCGCAAGCGCAAGCGCCGAACCAAAGTGGAAATTGAGCGGGACAACCTGTTGGATTCCGTAAATGGTGACGCGACCAAACTCAGCCCAGCCGACTATGGCAAGCTGTCGTATCTGCTACAGGAAGCGCCACTGGAAAACTACGTGCTGCCCGTGTTGGGCGCATCGGCCCCGGCCCCGGCCCCGGCCCCGGCCCCGGCCCCGGCCCCGGCCCCGCAGCCCGTACAGCAGGCACAGCCCGCACCGGCCCCGACACCCGCACCCGCACCTGCCCCGACCCCGGCAACGGTTGCCCCGGAACAGCACGGCAGCAATGAACAGTTGAAGTTGTTTATCAACTGCCGCCCCGCCAAGCAGGAAGTAAAGGACTTGTCCGAACTGCTTCAGCCCGTGTTTAAGAAGATTGAAGCAGAAAACAAGGTCGCTTACTGGACGCAAGTAGAGTACGGCAAGGGCGTTGACGCCGCAGCCGGTCTACTCAATCTGGTAATGAGCCCCGAAAACAAGAGCGACCGTCAATACCTTGGCCTATACGGCAACATCTATGTTGACGGGCGGGACGCGTCATTCGCCAAGCTGATTAACGTACTCAAGCGGTACGCCACTGAAATCGTGGAGTCCGTAGGCTAAACCAGTTCAACTGGTTACAGGGACACGGCATCCGGGCACGCCGGGTAGAGTTACCGGAGACAGCATACTCGGATGTTTGAGGCAAAGTTAGAACTGTGCAAACAGGGGAAACCTTAAACCGCTTGCGGACTGTAGGGGACTGACCTAGCCAACAAAGGGACAAAAAGATAACCTTTGGGTTCTAGCCCTGCAACCAGTTGTTTTAAAACTCGCTACAACAAAGAAAGGGAAGCAATGGTGCCGAATGGAAATACCGAAGAACCCGAAAGCGGGGAAGGAATACCCGGGGTATCCCAGCCGGAAGCAGCTACGGCAGCGAATGGTGGGGGTAAACCCACACCGGAAACCCCTACGAGCAAGGTTAAAGCTCCGAAAGGTAAAGGAAAACAAGCCGGGAAAGTTGAAGGTGAAGATAAAAGCACCGTCCCCACCCCCGAAGGACACCCCGACACCTTGACCGACGACCAGAAGAACTACATCCACAGAGAGCGGGCGGCGTTGCTCAAGAATACGCTCAAGCAGATTGACGAACGTATTCACGACTTGCGCAAGCAAGGCTTGGAAGCGGGCTCCATGCCTGCTAAGTGGATGATCGTGCCCGGCGTGGTGGACGCGCTTCAGAATCGCGGCTACGCCTGTGACCGTAGCAGCGACCCGCTTAACTGGCAGGTTCGGTTTGGTAAGAAGGGCTAGAAGTCTTGCCCGGGTTCGGGGAGTAGCAAAGGCGTTTCCCAAGTTCCGTTCTTTGCCAACACCCCGCCCGGGCAAGCGTTCTGTCTCTACTTAAACAAACATGACAAACTTCCAATATATGTCCCGGGATATGCGACGTATCCTGTCGATACCTGCCAAGCCTGATAACGATTGGGGTGGTTGGCCCGTGTTTGATTGGCTCTATCGTTGCGGCAACGCAGATGACTGCCCGCTGCCTTTAAACAAGTTGCAACGTATCGCGCTCTCGACCATGCAGGACGCCCGGGGATTGCTTGGGATGCTTCCTGTAGGTTGGGGCAAGACTCTAATCAATCTACTTGCCCCTACTGTGCTAAGGGCAGAGCGCCCGATTTACTTGACGCGCTCAAAGAACATTGAAACTGTTTGGGAAGAACACGCCAAGTTTAAAGCACACTACTATATCAGTGAGAACATTCGCGTCTTTGGTTACGAAGGCAATCTGTCCCGGGCAGAGTTTGCCACACTGCTGCAAGACTACAAGCCCGATTTAATTATGGCGGATGAAGTACACTGCTTGAGCCAATTAAGCGCCGCCCGAACCAAACGGTTTATCCGCTACTATCAAGAACAAGAGAAGCTTGCGCCCGCGAACGCGCAGCCCATGTTGGTTGCCACTAGCGGTACGCTAACAAAACGGAGCATTAAAGATTACGAGCATATTAGTAGAATCGCTTTGCGTGAGAATTCGCCGCTTCCTTTCGACGAAAGCGAGCTATCCGCATGGGCTGGTGTTCTTGACGCCGGAATGGACCCCCTGCTTGGCGATCTCTCTCAGCTACAGCCTTTGGCAACCTTTAATTGGGGGGCCGATTTCATTAAAGCATTTGGACAATTTAACAGCCCTGATATATCGGCTAATTACAGAGAGGCATTCCGGCGAAGACTGCATACTTGTCCCGGAATCGTCACTACCAAAGAACCTTCCGTTACCTCTTCCCTCAATCTTAATCTATGGGAATCCGTGGAAGTTCCGGCTGTCGTTGACGCTGAAATCCACCAACTCAATGACGCTCCCCACCTCTACGGTTTGCTCCCGCCTACGGATGCTCAGGGACCGGAAGCCTACCAAGACTACATCACCACGTTTATTGCGGAGAAAACCAATCAGTTAATGCACGGGTTTTACTACACGCTGGATTGGCCGGGCGGCATACCTGATATGGATTACGTCAACGCCCGGTCAGTGTGGGGCAAGCTGCTTGCCCTAGAGCTAGGGTTAAACTCCCACACGGGCTACGATTCCCCGGCGCTGATAGTTGAAGCAATCGAAGGCAGGGGCACGCCGCGCAACGTCAACTTGGCCAACAACAACTTGGACCTTTGCGCGGCGTGGAGAGACTGGAAAACGCAAAGGCTAAAGCCCGAACCGCCGAAGAAGATTGTTTGGGTTAGCGACTACATGCTGCACTTATGCCGCAAGTGGTTAATTAAAAACGGGCCGGGCTCAATCGTGTGGTGCGCGTATGATGCGTTTGGAGAAGCCTTTGCCCAGCAGCCGGGCGGCATACCGTACTACGGAGCGGGTTCCGGCAAGCCCACAGCAGCTTATGCCATGGCATCACAGTACGCCCACGGTACAGGCCATAACCTGCAACAATATCAAAACAATCTGATTATATCCCCCGTGCTTTCCGGCGCGGCGTGGGAACAGTTGCTAGGTAGAACCCATCGGCAAGGGCAAGAGGCGGATGAAGTGACAGCCGATATCTTGTTGCATACCGACCGCTACAAGCGTAAATGGAGTGAAGCGCAGAAGGAAGCGCAGTACCTAGAACAGACAACAGGACAGAAGCAAAAAATTCTGTACGGAACAAAAATTAAAATGAAAGGGGATTTCATGTTGACCTAGCCGGGGGCAGGTATTAAACTTACCCAACCAGCAAACAGCAAGCAACGAAAACAAACTAACTTAAAAGAAAGAAAACAAAATGGGATTGCTCGACGAACTGAATACAAGCACAGGCGAAAGTAACAGCAAGTCTTTCGTACCTTCCGGCAGGCACGCGCTTAAGCTGGAAGGGGTATTGGTCAAGCCCGGCACGGCAAAGAACGTAGGCAAAGAGTTTGTCATCATCAAAGGCACCTACGAGAAAACCAGCCGTACTGACCGACCCGACTGTGCAAAGGGGATGCCCTTCAGCATCTTCGTTGAAACCAAGCAGTACGAGAAAATGGCCGCAGACAAGCTGAAGAATTTCATGCTTGCCTGCGCGACCGAACAGGACTTGGCTTCCTTCCCGCGTGCGCAGTTGCAGCCCGACTGCATCCAGCAGAACAGCCCCTACAACGGGCAGGCAAACGGTATGACGTGGGGAGAGTTCTTTGCAATGATCGTACGCCATGGCGCGGTTAACGGCACCACAGTTTACGTGACCGCTACCGACGTGGACCGTTCCTCAAAGAACAAGCCGCCTGTCACCAATTACGATTTCCACAGGAAGGGCACGCCTTTCCCTGAAATTGTCCCCGCGCCGATCACCACCCCGCAGCCGCAGCCGCAGCCGACGTTCGCCCCGCAGCCGCAGCCGCAGCCGCAGCCGCAGCCGCAGCCGACGTTCGCCCCGCAGCCGCAGCCGCAGCCGCAGCCGCAGCCGCAGCCGACGTTCGCCCCGCAGCCGCAGCCGCAGCCACAGCCGCAGCCGCCCCGTTCCGGCCTGTTTAGCTAGTCACCTAGCAGAGCCCGGGCAGGTTAATTACTGCCCGGGCTCTCTCACCTAAAGGCAACGAATGCTGAAATCAATTAAAGTACATGCCCCCGGCAAACCGTGTCACGGCTACCGAATTTCAGAAGAGAATGCCCGGGACGTTTTTACTTGGGATGAGCTTATTCCACTTAAAGATATTCAATCTATCCCCGAAGAGGCGGCACGTACAACACAAAAGTACAGAAGGCATGTTCTTTATTTAACACGAATCAGGGTAGCCCGCCGATCTGGTAGGGTAGTAGACGTATTTCGTTATTGCGCTGAAGGCGCTTATGCCGCGCAGGACTAATTAAAATGAAGTACAGTGAATTCCGAGAAGCTTACCACAAGCGTGCGCATTCCGGCGCGGCTCCTACTATCTGCATTCTGCCGCGTGAAGAATTCATGGAACTGTATTATGACATAGGTGAATGGTGCAATCCCACACAGATTCTTTTCACCTACTCAGACCGGATGTATTTATACGGGGTAGAAATTCGCGCCGACGGTATTGCAGAAGCAAGGTGGATTATTAAAGAGGTCTGCGATAACTGCGGACTGGATTGCAAAGACAACAGGGAAGGAAGCGTGTGCGCCGGTTGCGGCAGCCCGCATATTCGACCCATACGGAGTGAGGATTAAACATGGCACTTCATTTAGTGTTCGACCTTGAAACCCACCTGATTGAGCTGGGCAACATTATCCCCAAGCCGGTTGCCGGTGGAGTCATGGTGTATAACGGCAAAGAGTTTGTCGGCCCGCTGCTGCGCACCATGGATGAAGTCTGCGCAGACCTTAGAGAAGCCATATCGCGCAAGTGGTTAATCGTGGGGCATAACGTCTTCTACGATCTGGCCTGTTCATGGCGGCATGACCCTTCCCTTGGAGAGTACATCTGGTACGCGCTAGAGAACGGATTGGTTAGTTCAACCGACGTGCGCGAGAAGCTGATTAAGTGTGCGGAAGGGCGCTTGGACTTTGACCCCTACCACTTTAAAGGCCCGCCGAAATTCAGCTTGGCCGACCTTGCCAAAGAGTACCTTAACGTCGATATCTTTGAAGACAAGAAAAACCCTTACTCTTGGCGGCTTCGCTACAGGGAACTTGACGGGGTACCTTTCGACCAATGGCCGGAAGAAGCTAAACAATACCTGTTAAACGACGTAAGCATAACCGGCGCGATTTGGCGTGCGCAGTGTGCCGACCGCTCTACTAAAGACGGAATACAGTTTGTTTCCGGGGGCCGGGTAACAAACGAAGTAGAGCAGTGCCGGGCGGCATGGGTACTGCTGCTGATTACAGCATGGGGTTTAATCACAGATAAAGAAGCCGTGGATAAACTGGAACTTGAGCTACTGACCGAATCCACCAAGTACATTGAAAGCCTCAAGAGCGCCGGGCTGGTAAAGCCCACGGGCGGGCGCAATCTGAACAACATCCGCGAGCGGGTACAAAAGGCTTTTGAAGATATGCTGCTGGACGTGCCCCGCACGCCCCCGTCAAGCAGAAGCCCTGAAGGGCAGGTAAAGACAGACGGGGATACTTTAATTGAATCCTGCGACCCGCTGCTTGTCTCGCTGGAAGAATACAACTCGGTTCAAAAACTTCTGGATACATTCGTGCGCCCGGTTTTGCGGCAAGGAACACAAGGGACAATCCACCCTAACTATGACGTGCTTAAAGCAACCGGGCGCACGTCTTCTTACGGTACGGGCAGGGGCAATGATAAAGAAGGCTGCAATATCCAGCAACTTCCCCGGAAGGGCGGCGTGCGCGAGTGCTTTATCCCGCGCCCGGGTTACGTCTACATTGATTGCGACTACTCCACTATCGAACTAGCCGCGCTCGCGCAAGTCACCTACAGCATGTTTGGCTACAGTGCCATGCGCGAGTACCTGATTAAAGGCTATGACCTTCACCTAGTCATGGCTGCTGGCCTGCTGAATGCAGACTACGCCACAGTTAAACAAGCATACGAAGAAGACGACGAACGCGTAAAGGATATGCGCCAGTTAGCCAAGGTACCTAACTTTGGATTCCCGGGCGGGATGGGGCCAGAGAAGCTTTGCCTGTTCGCCCGGCAGAGTTACGGCATGGATATTAAACTGGAAACGGCGCAAAGTCTGCGGGCAGTGTGGCTACAGACCTTCCCCGAAATGGTAAACTATTTCAATTATTTTAGCCAAGTGACCAACAACCCAAACGGGGAATTTACGCTAGTGCAACCGGGTAGTCGCCGTGTTCGCGGCAAGGCGCATTACACTTCCGGGGCTAACTCGATGTTCCAAGGGCTTGCTGCGGACGGGGCTAAAAACGCCCTTTGGCTACTTAGCCGGGAAATGTACCTTGACCGCAACAGCGCCCTTTACGGCTCAAGGTTGGTAGCTTTTATCCACGACGAGTGCTTGGCAGAGGCACCAGAGGAAGCCGCGCCCTACGCCGCCGAACGCCTCTCACAGCTAATGGTGACAGGCATGAAGGCTTACTTACCAGACGTGCCGGTGGAAGCAGAGCCCGTACTCATGCGCCGCTGGTACAAGGGAGCCAAGCAGGTACGAGACGCCCGGGGGCAGCTTGTTTGCTGGGAGCCCAAACAACGTGGTTAATCGCCGGAAACGTAAACGTAAAAAGGGGCCTAAAACCCCTGAACAGATAGAGCGACTAAAACGCCGCTATGCTGGTAAGTTGGTCCGTTTAGGTTACGACGACCGGCACTTTGCCGGGTACTGGATTGGGGAGATACCCAGCGTAAATGAATTAACTCTTGACGTGCACCGCATCCGCCGCAGAGCGCCGACCGTTCCAGTTAAAGTATTTAAAGCAGCCTTGTTTTCTTGGTTAACTCAATACGCTGCTTACGCGCCTCTGTTCCAGTTTTACGAATTAGATATAGCTGTGTGGATTCCTTTGTACCACAGCAACAACGACTTGGTGATGCGTGACGTATCTAATTTCATTAAAGTTTCTGAAGATTCCATTTGCCAAGCAATAGGTAGGGATGATAGGTTCCACCTTGACGTTTTAATTCACAAACGGAATCTGCCACAGGGGCAGCAACCGCACTGGACTTTTGTTTTAACAGGGAGAGAACATGAGCAGCACGAAAAAGAAGGGGAGTTCAAAGCGATCCGGTTCAAAGGGATTGCGGAAGCAGGTGGCGGGTTCGAGCCGCAAGAGCCCGTCCAAAGGAAAGGCAAAGGGTAAGTGGTCCGACAAGCCAAAGAACAAGCTGATTGCCTTTTGGGTAGACAATGCCTACCTTGCCAAGCTTGACAACGCACTGAAGAAGGCGGGTATCAGCAGCCGTGCCAAGTACCTTAATGAGCAGTGCGACAAGCTGATCCTGAAGCACGGTGGCAAGCTGCCTGCTGCAAAGGCCAGCAAGCCCAAGGCTGCCCCGAAGAAGGCCAGCAAGCCCAAGGCTGCCCCGAAGAAGGCCAGCAAGCCCAAGGCCAGCAAGCCCAAGGCCAGCAAGCCCAAGGCTGCCCCGAAGAAGGCCAGCAAGCCCAAGGCTGCCAAACTCACGGTAAGCGGGCTGGTGAATCCTACCGGAATTCAGGTAGATAACGGCCCGACCCCGGAAGCAAGCCCTGTCGCGTCAGTCTAAACCAAGTTGTTTAGCAGCGATCACCAAACAAAAACCCCGGGGCCTTCAAAGCCCCGGGGTTTTCTGGCGAAGGTGGCAGGCGACCACCCGCACAGGAGAGTACATCCTAGCTCTTGCCCAGCACCTTGGCAATAGCTTTCTTCTCTGCCGGGGTAAGTGCCCCTGCCTGCGCATCCTTGAATTCTTCCACGGCTTTCGGTTGATCCTTTCCAAGTGCCCGGACGTTGTTGACCGTCTTGGTAAAGGCGGATACCACAGGCGCAAGCTTTGTCCGTATGCCTAGCCCGCCAAGCACACCGCCAAGCAGCAGCCCGGGGATAGTCCACCAGTAATTGCTTTCTTTCTTGGCGTCTTCGTACTGTTTAATTGAGGCGTCTACGGCTTCCTTCACCACTGCTACTTCTGCTTCCTTGCTCTCGTAACGCGCCTGTGCGTCTACCAGCACGGCCCGCGCCTTGGCAATCGCGTCGGTATCCCCGCTGGCAAGCACCTTCTGGTAGGCTTCCAGTGCGCCCTTAACTTCCGTAGAGAGAACCAGCAACTCCTCACTGGCCTTCTCCCAATTGGCGCTTGACTCGTCTACCAAGTTGGCGAACTTCTGTAGGTCCGGGCAGCCCGACAACAGCAGCACCGACACCGCGAACAACACAACAAAAATCGGCTTCATAACCAACCTTTCTCTTTAAACAAACCTAATAGTAAACTTGCCGCCAGCAATAGTAGCGTGACGGCAAGCATTGGTAAAGCATCTTGTTTGCAGAACAGCTTCAAGTTTTTTGTTCGTTTGTTTTAACGCTATCTGTGCCCCGCCTGTTGTAGCGTCGAACGATGCCCGCTGCAACAAGGTCCAGTTCTAATTCCCTGTGTAGTTTACGCAAGTCTCGTAGGTCTGTGTTGATTTCCCCAAACCGCTCGGAACCGTTCTTCATGCTTTGCTCGACAAGGATTAAACGTTTGTCGATGCCCCCCAACTCTGCCTTTAGTTCCGCGTGCCGTTGGTTCAACTCGTTCTTTAGGTTTATATGCCTTTGGTCCGCTTGCGTCTCGACACGTCGGACAATGCCGTAGGCGGTTGCTATCCCGCCTACGGCAATGACGATCAACTGAATCACCATCTGTAGTTCCACGGTGCCCCCCCGGTTAGTTGTAGAACAAGGTGTATTCCAGCACACCATTCCCGGCGACTGTCCAGACGCCAAGGCTAATCAAGTAACCGTCCGGGCCTGTCTTGCCCAGCCCCGCACAAGGAAGGTCAAACTCCCCGTCCGCAGTGGCGAACGTGCGCCCGGTAGCGGCTACCCGTCGTCCACGGAACGCCTCAATATCCACGTCGCAATCAAACACACCGTGCATGATTACAGCGTCGGGGTTGTCGTCCAGCAGCGAGTAGTCCGCAAGGATTTCCCATGTACCTGTGGGCAGGTTAGCAGCCGCGCCGGAAACGATTTCGGTTAAGGTATCGGTATCCCCGGAGAAGTCCGTAACCGCGCCGCCGCCTTCTACCTGCGCAGAGCCGGTAACGGTGACGGACAGGACGCCCGTGATTGCCCCGCCGCGCCGCTGGCGCAAGGCAAGGTGACTTGAGTTGGTGCCTTCGTAGGCATGGTAGTTGTGGTTTGCTTTCTCTGCGTTAATCGCCGCAATCAAAACAACAACCGTGCCCGGGTCATCTGTAGTGTAAAGCTGCGGCCCGCCAGAAATAGACACGTCGTTTACTTTAACATCCAAGGTAGACGCCTGCACAATTGCAAAGGTACCGCTTGTAACCGATTCGGTCAGTGTCCAAACGGCCTCTTGGTCAATGATGCCGGTCAGCATCTTAACTACGCCTGTGCCACCGCTTTCCGCAGTGGGCAGGTTTAAGTCAATGGATGTATCTTGCTCGCTGGCAATCAAGCTGTTTTCCGCTGTGTTAATTGCGGCAATGATGGTGGCTTCCACGTCTTCTGCCGTGGAATCCCCGGTAAGGTCTACCGCAATCTGGTAATCGCTCGCTTCAATCGCGGCCTGCGGGGCAGCCGTTAAATCATCTACGCCGCCAGTGGGAGAAGTGACAGTAAAGCCCGCATTTACTCCGTACTCTGCAAACACCCAATCATTACCGTCCGCGCCCGCAGTGTCTACGGTCAGGATAGTTGTACCGTCCGCAGCAGAGTCATCTGAAGTAACCCCGATAGCAGCCGCATTAAACGCCAACTCGAAAGTAGCCATGACGTCTGCGGCGGTAACCTCTACGGTCATAGTTACGAAAGTGAGCGTATCCGCACCGTAGACCGCTGCCGGGATAATGTAGACACCTGCGTTATCAGACATGGAAGCCGGTGTAGTTCCGTACTCCCCGCGAGTCACTGTTAGCGTGTTGCCTACAATGTTTGTGATTTTAATGAATTCGGGCGTACCGGCTACTTGAATGATATCGTTGATGGAAAGCCCGCTCGCGTCGTCCACAACAATGGACGTGGCAATGTCATCATACCCACCAATATTGTTGATTCTTGTCGTAAGCCCCAACTCTGCGGACCCGGCAACAAAGATAAAAGCGTGACTTGTGCCGTCCGGTGCCGTGAACAGTAGGGCATCCCCCGCGCTTTCAAGGTCTGCCACTGCGGGTACAGAGGCCGCGCCCGATGCAGTAAGCGCTACACCTTTAAACCAGAAGGCTAGGTTGCCGTTAACGGAATGGTTTAGCCCGAACCAGTCCCCGGGTATGAAAGCGGACTTGGCGGGCAGCGTGATAGTGGCCCCGGCAGTTGCGCCTGCGGTAACCTCTACCTCTGCTGTACCCAGCGCCCGGCGTGCTAGACCGGCAGAGAGCCAGCCCCGGTACGCCTGCACGGCCTGTACGATGTTTCCTTGCCCGGCCTGCGGCAAGACTTCGGCAAGCAGCTTGCCTTCCTTCTCGACTAAAATCATGGTTGGTCCTTTCTGGACGTGTGCAACCTAAAGAAACAAACTAATTGAAGTCTTTTGTGCTGTCAACTTACTTACTCAAAACTGTGTCAGCCCGACAGGCCGCGCTTTCCTAGCCTAAGAGACTAGCCGCGTATGCCAAAGCCGCATCCCCCGTTGCCTCGCTCTGCTCTTGGTAGGTGGCGAACAAGGAGCAACCAAAATTACCTGCGGACGTGCCATCCCCGATGATACGAAGCGCGGCTGTAACGGCAGACAACAGACCGTCCGAACCTTCTGCCCAAGAGGCGTCCCCTGAAAGCTTTAAGTAGCTCTTGGCCCCGTCCCAGCGGTAGACCCCGGCACGCCAAGAATCCGCTGTGTATGCTTTGGTTGCTGCGGCGGAATCAATATACATGCCAAGATTTCCACCAAACACGTAAGCAAAGATTGACAGGTCGCCAATAGAGGACAACCACGATTTATCTGACTCGCTTTTAACTAGGAACACAAGCATACCAGCATTTGCGTTGATTAAATCACTCAACACCTTGCCAGTAAGTTCTACCCCGTCGTCAAAATAATTGCGGGGATTCTTAATCCATTTGCGCCCGTTAGGCCCGCCAGCCGCTTCTACAGTAACCCCTGTGTGTGTTTGCGCCCATTCACTACCCGCTGCACCGGGATTGGCGAGATTTACCCAAGCACCCGCACTCATGCTCTCTGCGTCTAGTAACGAGGTATAACCAGCGGGCAACGCCACGCCCCCACCGCCACTCCTGCGTCTACGAAACCTGCGTTTAAGCCACCCGAACAAAAACATAGTTACTCCCTATACTGCGGTTAAACGCATCCACGAACCTGCGAGCATTGTTGCCTTTGTACCCGCCCCGCTACCCGAACAGTGCCTAAACCGAATTGTGCCTGCGGCGTTTGACTGAATAAATCCTTTAATATGTATTGGTCCCCGTGCGGACTCTTCCGGCGCACCCACCTGCACATCGCCCGAAATGGTAGACTCCCCTTTTGTAATTACGCTGGAGCCAGCCGCCCCGGTAGCAGAGAGAAATTGCACGTCGTACTCGATAAGCGTCACGGTCGCGGTTCCACCGTCCAAGTCAAAGATAAACCCATCATCGTAATCCACCAGCAACCAAGCCTCGAATTGATACCACTTTGAGGCTTCTACTGTCACGAAAAGCGCGTCTGTGTTAGTTGGCTTTGCTACTCCACTATTGTTATCGTCCGCAGTTAATATCGCACGCAAGACACCTAAGTTTGTTAAAGATTCCCCTGCATCATTTACGTCTGCTAGGTTTTGCGTCTTCTCCAAGTAATCGGAATGGCTGTGCGCTGCCGCCGCAAAATCCGCGGCAGTGTACCCGCTATCTTGAATGCGCTTGCTGCCTGTATTCCAACTAAGCAATCTGTTGTTTGTAGGATTACCGCTGATTTCACCAACCAACTGCGCACCGTGCTTTAAACGGTTACCGTCCCCATTATCCAACCATAAGGTGTTAGCCGCCGTCCCCCCGGGGTTGGCAGCAACGGGAGATAACTCCAAGCCCGTAGGGTCTACTAAACCCCCCACGGTAAGCTTGCCTTGTATAACTATTTCCCCTATCTTGACCTGTAGTTGCGCGTCCCCTATTACATCTTTTAGTGCGGGGCCTTCCGCAAACTCCGTATCAAAAACCATGCCCGCGTTCACGCTGCCGGGCACGGTCGCATCGTCAAACATATAGGCATCGCTACCGTCATCCGGCGCGTTGAGTGGGAAGATAGTAGCTAGTGCCGCTGCTATCTGCGCAGTCACATAATCCTTAAAATCATCCCGCGTCCAACCACCCAACTTGCAGACGTTCATGCACATCTGTATTTGGTCGGGATTATACATCTGGCGCAGGAAGTGAATCAGTTTGGCCAAAGCCTGATACTGTTCCGGGTTATCCCGCCAAGGGAGCAACAACTCCGGGCCATAGGCGAGCGTCTGCGGGTTCCCGCCTAGTTCCGTAGCGTCTTCTGGAATAGAAGACATAGTTGCAAAGCCCTTGGTGCGGCCCATGCTTAATCCTTCGGATACGCTGTAGATTTAACGTAGTAGCCTACCAACTCCCAAGGCAAGTACGATTCGTCTTGTATTTCCACTTCGATATACCTGCCGTCGCGGCCATGCACGGGAACTTCTTTGTATCCATCCCGGTTGCCTGTACCCCGCGAACGTCCACCTGTCTTTAACACGGTGCCGGGCTTGTATTGTTCCAACTCGTAACCCGTGCGGTTTGTTTCATCTACGCCGGAAACAAACTCACCTAAACGACCGTTGCGAGTAACTACGCGAATCTCCCCTTCTTCCGGCAAGGGGTTGACCACCACACCTACACCTGTGTAGTGCTTCATTGCTTCCGGCCCGCCCGCGTCAAGCTGTCCGCTTGTCCAGTGCCCCTTAATCAATCCAAGCTTAAACGTCGTGCCTGCGGGAAGTGCTGCGCTTAGTGCCGTCTTTAGTGTAAAGGTGGTGGCAGTGGACGATGCAATCTCCAAAGGCTCCGGGGTGGAAGGGTGGTCAAACTCCACGAAAACACCGGCCAACGTGGCATTGTCAACCTTAAACGTCCCCGCAGCCATTGTCATTACTTGTGCGGAAGCGCTATCTATATCCCCCTCTTTGGTGATTTCGGGGTGAACCATATCCGTATAAACGCCTTCAAGTATCATGCCTTCATAACCTGCTGGCGTGATAATGCGTACCACCTTGCGCCCAGACAGATTAAAGTCCTCGTTTTCGTTACTGTCCCCTAGCGTGTCAACACAACTGTCCCGCACGCCTTGGGGTAGCTTATACAACCACCAACGAATGCCTTTGCTTGCCTGTACGCTCTTGCGGTCCAAGACAAAAACATGCTTGCATTCCGTATCCGCGTCCAAGGCGACAAAGAAGTAGATTCGTTTATCGTCGTATGCACCGTGGAACTGCGCACGCTCGTTCCAGTTGATCCGCTTAAACTCCTCTACGATAGGCTCCGTTACGTCCGTGATAGACTGCCCGCCGCGATAATTGAAAAAGCCCTGCATATCCATTGACCAAACATCCCCGTCCGCGTTCACAATTGTTTTAAACGCGACCGTGCCGCGACCTATCCCCATGGGCGCGAGCGAGCCGTTACCTACTTGGGTATCCGGGTTATCAATCCAAACCCAATTCCAGATTTCATCGTCTTCAAAGACAACGAAAACATCACCTAACATCGTGCCGCCGCGAAGGTGCTTGCCCCCGTTCTCAAACGTCCCGTAGTTTTCGTCGGGCACGGCCTCTACAAACGGGATACCTGAATTGGGCTCAACAGGAGTCCAAGCGCACTGGTTGCGCGTAGTGTGGTTCTCGTAATAATTCCGCGAGCCACCAAACATCAGGCGATCTTTGGTACGGACTACCCAACCAAAAGTGTCTGCGCTTAAAAATTTATAAGCCTGTTCGGCCACAGGCAGTGTATCGTTGACGCTAATGGAAGCATCCGAGGCGTCGTCCGTGTACGATGCGGCAAGCGGAATGGCAATTTCGTCCACCAAGAACAAGATGGTTCCACCCGCGAGCGAGCGCCATATCTGCAAAATATCTACTTCGCTATGATCTGCTTCGTTCGTGATAGGTGTTAAATCAATTACCACTTTTTGACTTGCTACCGTGATACTAAAGGTATCTGACCCCTCACCAAAATAGCCCTTGGTGCTGTCTTTAAAGGTAACTTTGTAAATATAAGCACCGTCGGGATTGCCCGCAGCACCCGCAGCCGCAGTGGGGGCATTCGCCGGTTTTGGTATGCCCAGCACGTTGACCGCACCGCTCTCTCGAATTGTCCGCATTTCGGGAGCGACTACGGCTACGCCATCCAGCACCGCAACTGTGTCTTTGCGTGCTACGTTTGTTGTGGATACGTCTACAGCGTCCATAGGTTAAGTGGGGTCAATGTAGAATTTAAAGGGTTTACTGAAGTGCTTCTTGTTGGAGAACCAAACAGTATAGTATCTTCGTACCGCTACCGTACCTGCATCATTGATGGTTCTAGTAGTTCCGTCCCAATCGGTATACTCTTCCAAGTACGTGGCATTTAAACTGTCTTGGTTGTCTCTGTCTAAAGGGAAGCCAAGTGTGGACACTAGCACAATAATCTTGTCTACACTAGCTAACCGCGTCCCTGCCCCGTCTTTCTGGTACGTTGCGGGCAGCACCAAACTGAATTGGATTGACGCGGCTGTTGTGTCCGCGATTGCCAAAGACGGTCGAACATGCCGCACGTCCCTTTGCGGATGCCAGAGCGCGTAGGCGGGCAATGCCCGAACGCGCTTACTACCCACTGAACTGATTCCTTTACCTAAGTCAGTACGACTATCATAGCCCACAAGGATACAGTTGTTCCCGCTCTCAAAGAAACCGGCAGGAAGCGCGTTAATCGACCTACCCATATGCGCCGCGTTGATTGCGGCAACAGCATTAACTACGTCCGTTCTTTGCGGGTACGTGGCAACGATGCCCGGGCGCTTACCAAGAGCGCCCCGGCGCGTAACACTGTCCACGTTCAAGGCGTCTTTAGCCTCTTGAGGTTGAATCTGTGTATCAGGGGGATACGAGTTAATGCCTGTAAATTCCGTGCGAACGTCCGCACCTACCCCTAACTCCGAACTGGCACCCCGGGAAATAGGAGCGCCGCCCGCAAGCGCCCGGGTAACAGCATTGGTCGCTCCCTGAAGCGGATTACCACTACCGCCCGATTGTGAGCCGCCGCCACCGGCCTGCTGTACCTGCGCGACAAAGCCTTTCTGGACTACAACGTGGTACGCCGCGAGTTTGCGTGCTGGGTACGGGCTCTGTACAACAACGATACCGGGTTGTGGTACAGATAGGCCCGCTTTAATCGCGGCGTCGTTAAATTGTACCGCATACAACGTCGCGTCATTCTTGCCAGTGCCCCCGGGATGAATAACGTCCCCGGAGCCGGAAAGAGTAGCGGCTATGGCATACCTTACGTCTTTACCTATCGGTTGCGCCATTTAAGCACCTGATCCGTCAACAAAGATACGATCTAGTTCTAGCTGATCTTCGTTTATTCCAAAAGGATAGAGACGATGATTACCACCATCTTCCAGCGAACCACGCTCAAACACAGGCATTGCACGGTTTAGTGCTTTAATTGCAATATCCTCTGCAATGGGGTCACGATTCTTGCGGGCAATTTCTACTTCAATTGCTTTTTCTAGCAGCCCCCGTAGCTCTTCTGGCCAATCCACCACATCACTAGGACTGGCGGCGCTCAATGCAGTAGGCCACCTTAAATACTCCAAGTCATACTGGAAAGCGTAGTCCCCTTCCGGGTAGGGCAAGAAACGAATTGCTTTTCTACCGTCTGCGGGCAGATTTAAGACAGTATAGTATTCCGGCGTGCCCCCGTTGTCCGACAACTGCGCACGCTCTCGCAAAGCGTCTGGTGAAAGTAGCCGTACTTCACAGATACTTGCGGTTGCCCTTTTAATTGCAATCAACTCCCGGAAGTTGTTGGGCAATACATAAAACCTTTTGATTAGCTTATAACTCTGTGCAGCTAGTGCCGTGCGCCCCTTGTCAACATACGGGTACTTTAAAACAATCCCGGTTTCGCTGCCCACAGAGGCTACAGGGTACTCGGTATCTTCCCCGTCCACCTTCAGCACCCAAGTATTGTCTATCCCTGCGGTCGCCCAAAGCGTTGCGTTGCCAGTTAAAGTGGTGCTGTCGTCTGTCAAGTCCACGGTGCCGGTGGAGTAGGGCTGCACAGTTGTAATGCGGTACTCTTCCCGGTAGTGCGGCCAGTTGGGGTCGGCAGACAAATTCAACAGTGCATTCTTGACCGACATAAAATTGTCGTCCAAGTCTTCCAATGCACCACTGTCCCCGTTACGCTGAAAGGCGTAATCTAGGTAGTTTTGCAGCGTTGCAGATTGGGCTTGCGTCATGGTCTATCCCCTTACAGAGCAACCGGGCTACATCTTACGTATTACCGTGCCTTTTCCCAAGTCCCTGCGCGAAAACGGACCCGTCACGCCCGGGTACTACAATCAAGTGGCCGCACAGTGCGCGGGCAAGCGCATTTCAAAAGAGCAAGACATTGCCGTGTCCATGGTATTCTATGGCAACTGGATTGCTCGTAATGGAAAACGCCGCAGGCGTGACCACTTGAACTACGCAAGCACATTGATTGACGTGTTGTGTAAGTGCTTGCAAACGGATGATTCGGCAATTGTTCACTGGAAAGACCTTATTAAAATCCACAAACCGGACGGACCGGAATATATTGTGGTTACTGTGTTCCCTGCAAAAATGCGCTGAAGCCCTTCTGTGCTTCTTCGTCTAGCGGATTAACTTCGCGGCCTTGAATACTGCGGACCACGGCCTTGCGGGTTTCCGTGGCGTCAAAGAACGCCTGTTCACGCGGGAAGTATTCAACCGCTACTTCGTGCATCTTTAACCTAAGCGGGTCTGTAACGATCACCTCACCGTCTTTGTCAAAAGTCATGTAAGGCTTTAACTTAAAGAGTATTACCGGCTCCAAAGCTAAGTCTTTCATCTTGGCTTTGCTCGGAAACAACATGGCAGAAGCTACGCGTCCCATCCGCGTTTCTTCGTTTACTCGATAGTTGCCGTAGTTGTCCCGCTTAACCAAGGGCAATTGCTGCTTTGCCCGCAAAAGATTTCGGTCAATGAGTGCCAAGTCTTCCTTCTCCAAGTCCCTGTCTTGGATTTTAATACCTGACACTAGTTGGGTAAGTTTTTCCCAATACGTGCGCTCTTTCCGCGTCAACTGCAACGCAGTGGATGAGAAGCGACCGATAGCGGGCACCGCACCAAACACCAGATTCCATACCCTGCCAATCTTGTGTTCGCCCTTCTCGTTCTGGTGGTATCCAATTAACTCCTGTACTGCTTCCGGGGCAAAGGACCAATCCACCGACGTTGTTTCCTGCAACAACTGCCCGCCCGTGAACAAGTCTTTGTTAAAGGCCACTTCCAGCGGGGTGGTAATTAGTGGATTGCCCATGCCCACCAACTGCTGCGCTTTGTTTTGCAGCTTGTCTACGATATCTTCCCCGTTAAACCCAAACATGCTGAACTGCTGTTGCGGGATAAAGCCCAGCGCCACTTCCTTTGCGCCCGCTGTGAAAGAGGCTTTGTCCGACAACCATTTCTGTTTCGGGTTATCCGGGTCGTTCTGGAACAGGCGTAGAATCTGCTTTGTCATTTCCGGCTTGGTGAAAGCCTGTTGTAAGATATACCGCAGATTGTTGCGGTAGAAAGAGTAGAAGAAGCCCATCCGCTTGGCATAGGTGGATTCAAAGTTGGTAAGTGCGCGATAATCAAAGAACACCCGCTTTACTTCTGCGGCTGCCTCAATCGCGCTGTAGCCTTTCCGAATCCTGTCCAAGAATAAGCTGGTACGGTGAAGGTTCTCAGTACCCGCGCCAAGCGCGTAGCCTGCTCGAAGGACACCACCTTGTGTGCCGAGTTCCTTGACGACCTTAGCACCTAGCCCGCGAACCTGCCGGGCGGCACGACCGGTTCCCTCAACACCATCTTGCAGCACTTCCCCGAATTCGGACGTAACACGGTTGTCTAGTACCCCGTGCGCCACCAGCCAATCGGCTATCTTGGCGTAGTTGTCCCCCACGCCTGCTTCCTTCAAGTCCTTAAGCGTAGCAACGTCGGGCTCCCCCATGCTGCGGAAAACCTGCTTCAATTTGTTTGCGGCCTTGCCCACCCAATCCGGGGAGCCCGCATTAAGGTCTGAAGCTTGGGACAGCAACTTTGCCGCATTCTTGTAGTTAGCTGGGTTAGTGTTTCCTTCCAGAATGTTCTTAAATGAGTTCTCAAGGAAGTTGCGTCCGTGGAACTGCAAGAAAGGAACTGTAACCCAAGACTTCATCCAGTTAGTTATCTTATCGTAATAGCGGATGAACGTGCCCGGGTCTTTCTGGATTTTAAGCGCACGGGTTACAAACGCGGCTGCCTCTTCCGGCATACGCACCGAAACCAACTTAGCGAGGTCTTCCGGGGTATTCGGCAATTTCAAGCCAAGGCGGTTGTAGATATCAAAAGCGGAAACCGTGCCGGGCTCTACTTTGCCTGAATCCTTCAATACCTTCTTAAAGTATTCCGCCGTGCCGTAAACGTCCAGCCCTTCCGGTATCTTGTTCAGGTCCGGTAAGCCGGTCGGCTTGGTTTTTGCCAATGCGACCGACACCTTCGGACGCTGCGCAAGTATTTCTTCTTTAATTAACTTACGTAGTTCCTTTACCTGCTGCCGGTTATTCGGGTTCATCTTAGCAGCAAAAGCCGCTGCCTTGGGCGTGCGCTCTTTGGTAACGTACTCAAGCAAGCCCTGTATGCCCGGCTTGGGCTTGAACGTGCCACCATGGGCGGCACCCATTTCCCTTGCGGCCCGGGCGGCTGCCTTGGTTGTAGCGGCGTCGTATTCCGCCGCCTTGCGCATGTTGAGTAGTCTTTCCGGCAGTCCGTCTACAGACTCAAGTAGCGCTTTCAACGTGTCGTCCGTAGTCGCGCCATACTCACGCACGAAAGCCTCTGCAAACTTTGCGTTTGCAACTGCTCGCTGCGTAAGCCGCACGGATTCCCGGGTTGCTGCAATGGGGTCCGGGTTAAACAAATCTATTCCGTGTTCGCCCCTAAATGCGTTGTTTAGTTCGTCAAGCGTCTTTCCGTAAGACTTTTCAGACCGCGCATTAAAAGTACGAGAACGTGCGTTAAACTCCAAGCCCGTGGACTCTAGCCACTTAGTTGTTTTCTTTTGTTCGGCAAACAACTTCTTTGCCTCTGGCGTAAGCATATGGTGCAGGTATTGAATCGTATCGTCGTTTAATTCCCGGATACGTGTCGGTACCTTTGACGCGTTATCCAACATCGTGTTGTTGATTCGTACAATACCTGCCGCGATCTTGGCTACAGTGTCGGCCCCTACAGCGTTGTTAGACAAGCCTAGTGCTACACGCGCCGCGTCCGTTGCCTCTGCAAAGTCCCCGCCCGTCTGCTTGGACAACTCTACTGCCTTAGATACTTGCTGCCTTAAACTCTTTTCTACTACAGCATCCCCCTTAGCAACTTGTCGGAGTTCACTATCAAAAGAATTCAATACGCGCCCGATTTCGGTCAGACCCTTTCGTGCTTCCGCGTCCCGAGATACCAATAGTTCGTCAATGAAATTAACACCCGTCTTTGTGTCCAGCTTGTCCCGCGCAAAGCGCACCAAACCTTTAACGCCCCCTACTACTTGCTCTACCCCGGGCAACTGCATTGCCTGCCCCAAGCGACCACTTACGGTTGCCTTGCCCAGCACTTCCTCTGCTACTTTAGTCTGTCCAATATGGGTCAACACTTCCGCAACCGGCCCGCCTTTAACAAGAGGCTTTCCACCAATGGTGGTGAACATCGCCCGCTGACCTTCGCGGACTTGCTTTGCCCAATTATCCGCCAAGTAAAGGCTGGGCTTCTCACCTTCAGGCGCGTGTTTCCATGCCCGTGTAATTAACTTAGTTAAGCGTGCTTGCTGCTTACCGCCGATTTCCTTGGATACTTTGATTGCTTTAAGCGCATCGTCTAGGCTAACCGCTGCACGTACCGCCTTGGCAAGCCGGGGGGCCTGCTCTGCAATCGCGCCCACTGCCTTAGCTGCCTTGCCTGCGCTTGTAACTCCCATGCTCAAGTACGTAAGCGGGTCCAACAAGACTTCCGCCGCAAAACCTGCAAAGTCTTGCGCATCCACTGCGTTCTTTAAATCATCCATTGTTGGATTCAAGTCTAGCTCAGGGTCCGCTGCCTTGGCTGCCTGCAATACCTTCTCAAAGGACTGTGCAACCGATTCCGGCAAACGCCGATCCCCGTAAATACCAAACTGCCTGATTGCGTCCCGGCGAGACACCCCGGCAGCCATTGCGATACGAATACGCCTTTCATCCTCTGCCGTTGTACCTGACTTCCAGCCAAGGTCGTTCAACAGGTCCGAGCCTGTGGTATTGGTTTCTTCCTTGGCAACGTCAAAGATATTAAACGTAAGCGCGTCAAAGGGAGTAAGTGCCGCGTCAAGTAAGCGACTGCCCGCTTTATCCAAGTCCCCCTTTGCGGCAGAAATACCCGCGCCCAACAAACCGCGCACTGGCCTGCCCACAATATCCAGTAAGGATATAAGAGAGTTAAATATGTTGAAACCGGATTCTTCATCCGGTCGAGCCCCTTCAAGTCCTGCGGTACGTGCGGCTACTAACTGACTGGAAGGCGCGGGTGCTTCCGCTTCCGGGGGCTGTAGCATCTTCATTAACTGCTGGAATTTATCGCCCCTGCTGAATGACTGTTGCTCAATAGGCAAAGACCCCCGCTTTACCAGATTCGGGAGCCGTTGTTGAATGAGAGAGTTAAAGTCAATAGGCATTAGCCGAACAAGTCCTCACCCAAGGTAATATCATACTGACTCAATTCTTCCAGCGCGTCATCTATTTCGTCTTCCTCTGTTTCCGTAATAGCTGCTCCGGGGAGTCTTGCGCCCGCAAGCTTCCACTGCCTATCTACGGAACCGAAGGAAATAGCAATGTTCCGGGCTCCCTTAGTGTTTGTGGCATTAAGGAACCTACGCAACGCCTTGCGAATTGCAACGGACTCTTCATCTTGCGCGTCACCCAAGGCTTCCAGTTCCTTGAACGCCTCAATGCGTGCGTCCAGACCGTCACCACCTTGGCCTTTTTCCTGTCTGCGCAAGTCTGCCGCGTAAATATCCGATTCTTCCCCGGTAAAGAACTTGACCGCACCACGCGGCACCTTGCCTTCTGCCGCCAACTTGGGGTCAAGGTAGCCTGCTTCCGTGTCTTCGCTCTTGCCCTTTTCCTTAAACTTTGCCACTTGCACTTCCTGCAAGTCCCCGATCTGCTTCTCTTGACGCGCTTCCTGTTGCGTCTTCTCTACAGTGGCTTCTGCCAATGACAACTCAAGTTCTTGTAGTTTTTTAACCGTGGGGCTGTCCGGGTTGATCTTTTCCAACTCATAGCGACTCTTGCGCAACGAAAGCCGAGCAAGTTCAAGCTCTACTGCCCGTGCGCTCTGTTCATACTCCACGTCGCCGGGTATTTTCTCTTCCTGAAGTTTAAGCATCTTGTTACGCAATGCCGCGCCTTCCCGCTCCAACACGGCCATTGCGGCGTCATCGTCGCCCCTGCGCTTAGCAAGCTCAAACTCCCTGTCAGCAAGCGACCGGCGCAAGTTAAGTTCTTTGTCTAGGTTTGCACCTTGTGCCTTGAGGAGCCGATCTTGCGCGGCTTCTTCAAAGGCCATGCGATCTTGTTGTAGCGTTTGACTTAACTGCCCCTGTAGGTTGATGCCTGCCAATTCCTGTGCGCCGATTAACTCTTGTAAGTCAACGCGTCCTGCCTGTTGCATTTCCGCAAGCTGCCTGTCTAGTGTGCGTTGCTCTTCCGCCTGTTTCTCACGCGACGTCAACTCTGTTCGAGCAAGGCCAAGACGTTCTTTGTCTAAAGATAAGTTGTCCGCTGCGTTCATCTTCGCAAGGTCCAACCGGCGTGTCTCCAAAACCTGTTCGGCTTCCTGCGCCCGCTGCGCAAGCGCAAGCTGGCCCTGCGCCAAACTATTTTGACGGGCATTCTGAAGAGGGGACATATCAATCCCCTGCAACAAAGAAACAAGAGCGCCAAGTTGTTTAGCCATACTTTAACCTGTAGGAGTAGTTGCCCCGCCATAGTGCGCCTGCCACGCTGCGGCTTCCCGGCGCAACTGATCGGCCAAAGTTTCCCCCGGCAATCTGTTTTCTTTAAGCCCACGTTCCGCAGGCAGTGCGCCGCTGCCACCCGTATCGGTGCCCGCTGCAATCGGGTCAAACATCTGCGCAGTGAGTTGCGCGTGTTGCCCGGTCAGACCGGCGCTGACCCCCGCAGCATTTAACGCAGCAGATATAGCAGCAAGGAAGTTTTGCTGCTTCATCTGCTGATTGGACATATCTAAGGCCAACTCCTGATCCGTGATTCGAGAGGCTGATTGTCCCCGCAAAGACTCACGTAGCGCATAATCCGCTACCCGGGGGCCGAATTTGCTTGCATTTAAGCGCGAAAGTTGCGAAGTCCTTAAACCTGCCTCACGTTCTGAAATACGGGTACGTGCGGCCTGTAGGTCTTCCGGTCGGAAGCCCCAAGGATTGCCCAGCAAACTAGAAAGTGTCTTGCCCAGCAAACCAAACTGGCCTGTCTCGATGCCCAAAGGGCTTCCAAATAAACTATCTACTTTACCTTCCCGCTCTGCCAGTGCCTTGCGCACGGCATCGTAATCAATGCCTGTGCCGCCCCCAAGAGGACCGCCTACTACGTTGCTGCCCACTGCCTTGCCGGTCCCTGAATAGCCAGTGGGTATGGGCTGCCCACCGCCCGGCCCCGGCGCACCCAAGGGCCACGGGTTCGGGGCCTTCCAAGTGCTTGAACCTGTACCCGTGCCGGAGCCCGGCACAGGGGACGTAATCGGGGGCTGTACGGGCGGGCCGGGATTTACCACGGGCTGCGCTGTAGGCGCGTCGTCCCGCCACTGTAAGCTTTGTCCTGTCCAAACCCAAGGCATAGGTTGCTCCAAGAAAGCGGGCCGGTGCAGTATAGCACCGCACCGGCCCTTTCTTCCAGACGAAAGACGAAAGCCTATGCTTAGGCTGCCGCCACCTGTCGGCCCACGTCAATGAAGGCGTCTGCCGGGGCAAGGTTCGTGGCTGTGTCAGCAGCCTTTGCCCAGCCGCCCGGCACAGCACCCGTGCCAAGGTCGTTGGTGCCGCCCCAAGTGTTGTCCGCCTGCCAGTACAGTGCGTAGGCGTCCGCCACTGTGCCGTCCGTAAGCATCCCGGCAATCGGGTTGACGTTGGGGTTAAACTTGTTGGTACTGTCGCCAAGAGGCACGCCGCGACCACCACTTGCATAGTCTGCGGGGGCACCCTTTGTCATGACCCAATGGTAGGTTTCACCGGCAAGCGATTCCGCTGCCGTGATATCTACCATGTTCATTCCAACAAGCTTGCCCACGTCGGACTGTGAAAGGTCCGTGGTCACTTCGTAAAACTCGCCCCCGTCAAGCTGCCCAACCGGGCTGCCCGCTGTGCAAGCCACGCCTGCCGTGGGGGTGTTGTGGAGAACGAGCATAAACTCGTTACCCAAGCCGTCCTCAAACTTTCGGCCAAGCGCCCAAGTAGGCGGCGCACTGGTCGTCTTGGTGAGGAAGTGAAAGAGTGCGGGATGCACTTTCATAGTTCTTTCTCCCTTAAAGCTTAAAACCCAAAGGCTAGAAACTGCCTTGGCTTAGAAGCCGTAGTTGTAAATCACCGAGTGGTACCGGGGGTTCAAGTTAACAAAGCAGGGGAATGCTTGAACCAGCAGCATTGTACCTGCGCGGTTGCTGGGGTCTTTCGTCCCCACCTTAAACATGCCGGGCGTGCGGAAAAGCAGCTTCATCTTCTTGGGGTTGATGAGGCGAAGCACGTTGCTTGCGGCCTGCTTGTCGTAGTAAATGGGGCAGTTGTGGACGTTGATGAATTCCAAATCCCCGGAAATATCCTTGCCCGCAGCCGTGTAGCGCTCGTTCGCCTGATGCTTGTCTACGATCTTGCCGTAGACAGTGGTATCGGTAACGCCGAATGACGGGGCACCGGCAGCGTCACCGCGATTGGCGGTAATCAGGCCGGTACGGATACGTTCAAGCAAGTCCGTGGTCGCATTGGTGTTTGGACCTGCCTGCGCGTCAATCAGGCCGTGCTGCCACCAGACGTTGCCCGTCTGCGCGATCCCGCCCACTGTTCCATACGACGTGGGCAGCAGTACGTTAAGGCCAGCGATGCGTCGGCCAGTGTTCGTACCATTGTGCATTTCGTAGTGGAATTCATCCTTACCGTCTTCCGTCATGGACTCGGTAAGGCTGCGGGAGAGGTCGTAAATCGCTTCAGGCGACTTGTTAATCAGTTCTTCTTCATCGTCGATGTACTCATTCTGCAAGTACCGTCCGAACGACTGTGAAGCCATGACTTCGTTCTTTTCCGGGGTGACGGAAATTTCCTCGAACACATCATGTTGACGGAAATTGCCAACTCGCTTAAAGCGAACCGGCCACTTGTATGCATCCCCGGAAACGTTGTACTCGACGTTGCCCGCCCGCATGATTTGCTTGGAGAGTACGCGCTGCTCAATCGTACCCGGCTCAAGCTTGTTGCGAACGTAGCGGTCGAGTGTAGCGACCGGGATACGGGCGTTGATGCTCATATCCACTTACTCCCTTTTAGGCTTTCAGAAGGTTAGGGCACCAAGCCCCGTTTACGATCTTCCTCAAGCAGTTTTTGAAATGCTTCCTTGCCGGAGAGGTTTGACACGTCTAGCGTGCTAACCGTCTTCGCGCCCGTCCGTGAACCTCTTTTCTTGGCACGGGCATTTAATTCGTCTTTCACTTCCGCGTCCGACTTGCCTTTGTCTTGCTTTACGTGATTCAAGATATCGTCAAAAGCAAGTTCGCGGAAAAGCTTTGTCACGCTGATTTCGTCCGCTGCCATCCCGCGATTAACCGCTGCCACGATTCCGTCACTGACGGCCTTGCCGTGCTTCTCTACCAGTTCTTTCCCGTAAACACTGACAAGGTCGTTTGCTTCCTTCTCCCACCGCGCTTGTGTGCGCTGCATTTCTTGAGACGAAACGGTGGTACGAATCTGTTCAATTTCAGGGGCCTTGGTTACTCGTTTAAGCAGTCTTTCCTCAAACAAGTCAAACATCCGCCCCATGTACTCTTTGCTTTCAGGGGTCATTCCCTTAAAGCGTTCGTCCGCTTTGAAGAGTTCGGAATAAGACTTAGATTCTTCCTCTTCCGCTGGCTTCTTCTCCGGGGGCTTCGCGGCCATTTCGGCGCGAAGCTGCGCAACTTCTTTGCGCAAGTCCCCTAGTTCGTTGCCTTGACTTCCGATCTTGGATTGGGCATTGTCCCTTTCCTTTCGGAATTTATTCAGCAACTCACGCGCTTCTTCCAGCGTTTGCGGCTCTTGGTTTTCCGGTTGTGAAGTTGATTCCGTGGACTCTGTTGTTTCTTCCGAAACGGTTTCCTCTTCGGTTTCCGTTTCGATTTCGTCCGCGTTTGCGCCCGGGGTGGGCGTCTCTTCCTGCTCTTCCGTGCTGCCCGCTGCAAGGGCTTGCGCGATTTCCGCATAGGTGCGGGTTTCGCCAACGTCCTGTTCTGCGGACACGGACTTCGCTTCCTTCGACATAAGTTAACCTTTTTATGTTACTGCCTGTCAAGTGGGTTGTGTAAAAATTCTACGCGTAAGGCTTATACCTCTGTTGTGGCCTGTTCCGTGGTTTCCTGCTTGTCTTCCGGCACAAGCATTTCACCCATGATTTCAGCAATCATCTTGCGTGCCCAAACAGCGTGCGGCAGATTGCGCGCTTCCTCTGCTTCCGGGCTATTGCGCTTGACCGGATTGAAGTAGCGAAGCGACTTCAAGACAACAAGGAAGTTGTCTTTAAAATCCAGCATTCGGTACGTCCAGCCTTCCCCGGGACTGACTGCTTCTGTGAAACGGTGGTCGTCTGACTGGCGCGACTGCTGGTGCGTGTTCCCGAAATTCTTGGGGTAACTGGTATCGCCCACCAACCAAGCGTACTCCCACTGCTTCACGGGAACCGTAACAGGCGTGCCCCTGTAACCGGAAGAGCGCAGCATTAGGTTAAGCAGTACCAACTGCGCCTTCTCCAAGTACGCCTTTGCTTCCCGCGCCTGTGTCTTGTTTTCCGGGTTCTTAAACTGTCGGATAAGTGTTTCCGTACCCCGGGGCAGCCCCAAGTCCCTTTCGGTCAGGCTGAAGGCCGCAGGCAAGTCCCGGATACGGCTATCCACGTCTTCCGGGCCTTCCCAAACGCCAAGGTCGTCTTCCCTTTCTGCCGGGGAAAGGTATCGCTGGTTACTCATTTAATTCTCCCTAATCTACGTTATACACCCTTCGATACTTTTCAGGCACTTGCTCTTCCCGCCTGTTAAGCACTTGGGCCAATTCTCGCTTTTGTTCCTGCACCGTGCCGGACTTAAAGCGATAAGGTTTACCATCCTCTCCGTAAGCCACTGTAGTAGTGTCGCCTGCTCCTACCACCTGTGTACTCGTAGGCGTCTGCCTTGGTGCGGTTACGCACTTAAACAAGGTATCCTTGCTACAGGTGGGGCACTGCTTCAGGGGTTCGTCTGACATTTTCTGAAAGACTTCAACGCACTTGCCCCAATCCGCGCAAGCCCTGTTCGTACACTTGTAATCGTAGTGAGGCATGTTTGTCTCCTTTAAGCGCCTTCAATCGCCTGAATCAACACCTTACGCATTTCCGGGGTCAACTGCGCAAGCTGCGCTTGAACCGCTGCCGGATCGGCACCGCTTTGCGCCATGTACTCTGTAATGCCGTCAATCCCGGCAACGTCGGCCTGTTCTGCTTCCTCTGCCTGCTGCTTCTGAAGCTTTGCAAGCATCTGTTCTTCTGTCTGACCCCGGGGCATTAAACGATCATCTATGCTCAAGTCTTCCGGGGTTATTTCCATCTGCTTGTAGTCTGCCATTCCCATGGCCTGAAGAATGCGGCTCAGGATGTAGTTCAACTTACGCGCCATGCGCACGGGCGAAATACGGTAGCCCTGTTGTGTGTAGGTTCCAATCAATCCGATCAGGTTTTGCATTAAAGTATTCAAGTCCTGCACTTCCTGTTGCGGATTGGAGCGGCGAGTAGAGTTCACCACGTACTCGATAAAGTTTTCCCTGCGGATTTCAGCAGGAGTGGCCTTGTCATAGGGCCAGTTGATCGGCACGATGTTCTTCTCTTCATCCGCGTCTACTACGCCTTCAGAGTTAACGTAGCCCATTTCTTCCCTGCCCACGATATCGGCCACTTTCTTGTGGCTAAGTGTAGACATGGAAATCTGCCACATTCCCCGGATAAGTCTTTCCAGCCCTGTTTCAAAGGCCACGCGCATGGTACTGCTATTAGTCTGCGCACGATCTTCCCGAATCACCGCTTCCGCTGCCGAACGGGTTCCCTGCATTCCGCCGAACATTTCAGCATACCCGGTAATCTGGTTAAACTGGTAATCAACTTGTTTAAACAACTCAAGCATTGCCAGATTAAGCCCGCCAAGATTAATAGGATTGATACCAAGCTGCCCCCCTTCCGTGCCTACAATTGTGCCGACTTCGGCGCTCTTCAGCCCCTTTTGCACTTGTGGGTCCGCGAGCGTACCTTTGTCCGCACTGAATTTAATACGTGCTGTCACGTATGCTTGCGTAATCAGGAAGGTAAGTTGCGTGTTCAACGCACGCTGAAGCCCCACGGCGGGTTCCAACACCGATTCCGGCAACAGGCAATGCGGGCTCTCTTCCAGATACATTGGCCAGATTGGCAGCATATCGTTGTCAAGGATAAACGGCCAAGGTTCATCCTTTAGGATTTTATTGTGGTTAAGCGAGATATGGAAGACTCGATTACCTTCTTCCGTTAAATACTTCAGCATTGCCGGGGCTTTGTCCGTCAAGCTGTCTTTGACCTTGTTGCGTTCGCTGTTCTCTTCCGCATCCGCAAAGTTAATTGCGTCTGCCCGGCACCAGATTTCCCATATTTCTACTGTTTCGTCTTCCGGGGCAATTTCGTCTTTGCTTACGTCCGCTCCGTTTGCCTTTGCGTGCTGCCTGTCTGAAAGCAGACTCTCGCAATTGTACTCTTTCCGGGCAACGAAAATATTTAAGGGAAAGCGATAAGCCACCCACTTTGCATCTTCAATCGTCTTTGCGTCCGGGTCAAACACCACGTCTTCGATACAGACGTGTTCCACGCCCGCAATACCGCCCTTCTCCGGGTTGGTGCACAGGCGCAAAGCACCCGCGCCAAAAGCCATGGCTTCCAGCGCCGCCTTCTTCTGGTGCGAAGCGAAGCCTGTTTCCCGAATCGAGTGATTGATTAACGTACTTGCCACGGTTGCTTTACCGATGAAATCCGGCACCCGGCGCAAAGGCAGTGCGGTAACCCGGGGTTTCTGGAAAGCAATCTGGCTGATTAAACCTGTACGGAGAGCCCGCATCTTGTTTACTACCTTGCGAATCCATCCGTTCTTGGGGGAGAGTAGCGCGGCAAGGTCTGCTTCCCACTGCTTGCCGTCCATGAATTCCCGTCGTGCCCGCCCGGCATCCCACCAAGGCTGTTGTTTCTTCATGGCACGCTGGATTCTGTTTCTCAGCACGGTGTAAATCTGCCCGTCCAAAACGTGCATATCTAGGTCCGGCGCGGCTTCCCCCTGCTCCAGTGCGTCAGAGGGTAGCGAATCCACCTTTTCATTTAAGTTCTCTGTCATGGCTAATCCCCTAGTAGAGCCTCAATTGACGGTCCCCTTACCGCCAACTCTCTTTCATCATCCCAGCTTTCCGCAACGTTATCCAAGGTGCGCGGAAGGTGGATCGGCACGATTTCTTTCTTGTGCCACTGGTAAATGATGTTGCCAACGTAAAGCCCGATCAGCAATGCCATAACCAGATTGTCTTGTTTTGACTTGCCCGTGCCCTGTGCCTTGAAACGATTCCGCACCCTGTCAAACACCGTGCGGAAGGCGATTAACTCATTCAGCGTCGGCTTGTCGGGGATGATTACCCTGTACTCACGCAAGAACCGCTTGCCATTTTTAATTACTTCATCCCGGATTTCGCCTTTAAGCGGGAAGCCCAGCGACTTGGAGTATTCCTGCACAATCTTGTCCGGGGACGTATGCCGGTACATGCGCCGGTAACCTAGTTCCTTGTACATGGTGCGTACCGTGCCAATGCCCGCGTCATTGGACTCACACACGCAAAAGGCTTCGTTGTAGTACCAACCAATTGCGGCAGCCTCTCTGCCGAAATCTTCCGGGTCAATCGGTTGGTTATAGGACGCGACTACTTCAACTTTATTAACGTCAATAATCTGCAAAGCCGCGTCATCCGGCGTCGTGCCTTCATTTCTTGTAGGGTCCATGCACATTAAATAATCACCGCTGGGTTCCGGTCTACGATAAATGCGCAAAGGCCCGTCGTGCCGGGGCACAACAAATGGTTTAAACCCTGTAGGTACTCGCTTATCCGGCACCAAGTATGCCTGAAAGCAGTTGGGGTTTTCCTTTTGATATGTTTTGGTCTGCCATTCGATTGCGGGCGCATCGAACACGATATCGCCCATGAGGCGGAAGGCTGTTTCCGGGTCGCTCGGATTTTCCCGGTTAAAGTGCGCCTTGGCCCCCGGCTCTCCCAAGGCACCGGCCTTTTCCGCGATTTTGGCCCTGCGCCAAGCCAACTGCTGCTTAGTAAGTCTGAATTGCTGTTGTAGCTCTACTTCTTCCCCGGTCAGCTTAAAGCTGTCGTCTATCGGCAGGTAATAGTCTTCGTCATCGAACCAAGCAAAGAAGAGCGGACGCCACGGGTCTTTGCGATTGAGCCCGCGTTGTTCGGGCACCAACCAAGACGCTATGGACCTTTCCCACAGTTCGTGCAGCAGGTTCCCCTTGCCACGGCTGGTGGATTCGGCAAACACGATGGTCCCTACCATCTTGGGGATTGAATCGAGCGCGGTTGCCAGTGTCTCTGCCGGGTTGTGCTTCCAGAGGCCGATTTCAGAAAAGTGGGCGTGCGTGTAGGACGTGGATACACCCATGTTGCCTTCCTTGGCAACAAAGGACTTTAATTGACTTTGATTAGGCGCAAACTTCAATTCCTGCTGGTTATCCTTCTCTTTTGGCGGCTTGATATCATCTGGCAGGAAGTGGTAGGCCGTCTTGTAAATGCTGAACAGGTTTGACGCGCTGGTATCGATATGCGCGGCCACGATGATATCCAAAGCGGATTTAATTAAGGCAAGGGCAAGGAATAACAAGGCAATACAAGTAGAGAAGCCGATCTGGCGTGCTTTGAGGATTACGATAAACACCGGCAGGCCAAGGGCCATTTCCTCAAACACCGCTGTCAGCATCCGCAACTGCGCGGACTTTGGCCGGAAGGTCGTAAACCCGCCGCCTTTGATCTTGATGGTGAAGACGGACTTACCTGCGAACTTGGAAGGGTCTGCCCCGGGGTAAGGGAGTTCGTGCGCTTCAAGGTGTACCACGCGCCTGCGAACGTGGTCCCACTTGCACCCCATAAGCCGAAAGGCTTGGTCGAGATACTTTAATTCCTGCAACGTGCGGCTTACGTCTCGGACTTCCATTGGTTCTCCCGCGCTCCCCGCGCTACCCGGTTAAACCGGACGCGGACGCTAACCAGAGAAGATAAGAACACCAGAGTACGCGGGGCGCAAGCCAATTGTGCAAAAAATATACGCTGTTCCTTTTAACCCGGGGCCGGGGGCCCGGGCTCGAGTGTGCGGGGCTCCCTTGCTTTGACACTGTGGCGACTTACGATAAAACTGGAAATTAAGTACCTGATTGGGGGTGGCGGGGTGTTTTAGCTAAAATAGGGTTTTAGGTGTACACAGGTTGTATACCTAAGTACCTAAGTGCTAAATTTAGTCTTAAGATATACGTAAGGGTTAACTTTAAGGGACGTTTATAGCCTACCTGTACCTTAATATAAAGTACCTGCGGGGGGCCTGCGGGGGTCGCGTGCGCGGGCGTGCGTAGGGTCACACACTAGCTGTAGTGGTTACCTAACGCGTACGCACAAGGGGTAGGGGCAGGGGGCAGCAAAAAGCTAAACCGTTTCCTTCCTTATAGTGCGGTTTTAGCTTCCGGGCTTGTGTGCGTGTGCGTGTGCGGGCATATGCCCGGGCTTGTAGGGGCAGGATAGCGGTTTACAGCTAAACCCGGAGTTTACCCCTGCGGGGGCATAGCTAAACCCGGGCTTTAACCTAGCCTTAGCTATTCGATTCGTTTAATTGGTTCAAACAATCAATGCCGGGGGCATTCCCTAACCCCTGCTAATTCAATAGTTGCTGCTACAACCTACCTAAACCATTGTGTGCAAAGCACTTACGTTACTCGTTGTGAGTTGTAGCAGGCAAGCCGCCTTGCCTACTACGCTAGAACCCGCTATTTCTAAGCATTCTCCTAACACCCCTGATTTCAGCTTCTTTTGCCTACTACACCTTAACCATTGCCCCCGTAAGCACTTGCGACGTTTGTAGTTTCCATTTTGCCCCTGATTTACCCTGCCCACTACGCTAGAGCCCGCCTGTAGAGCGGGTTTGAAGCCATTGTAGCAAGCAAACCCGAAAAAGCTCATTCCCTATACATTACATGAAATACGCATACCATGCCCGGGTGGTCTCGCGCATTAGTGAAATATACATCCTACTACACTACTCTATTGCCTTTGAAAGCCTAGAAATAGCGGGTTCTAGCGTAGTAAGCACTTAGAACCCGCTATTTCTAGGCATTCTGCCCCACAAACCCATATTTCAAGCGGGTTCCGACGTAGTTTCAAGCCTTTGCATCCTACTACAAACCCACAATTCAAGCGGGCTCCAGCGTAGTAATGACCTAAATCACGTCATCCCCACTTAAAAGTTACTTTTACGTAACCCGTGATTACCTAAAAGTAACTTAAAATGTTACTTTAGCGTAACACCTCTTGTGCTTAAAATCCGGTTTTAACCTTAAACCCGCTATTTATCGTTATAATCTGCTTTTGGCACGGGTTTAGCTATGTAGTTTAGCGTAGCTGCGGCGCACCACTGGCCAAAGCTGCCCGGGGGTTCGGTTAGCCTACTGGCAACGCCAGATTGACAACTCCACACTGACAAGCCCGGGGGTAAAGAACCCGTTCTACTAGGTAGAACGCCTCTGTTAGCTTGAATAGCGATAAGCCCGGGCACTAGCTGCCCGGAAAGGTTAGGTACTATGTTTACTGAAAAGCACGTCATATACGAAAATGAAACATGGTGGTGCAAGGCAGATGACGGTAAAACCGCCACTATCACAAGGGCAGGCGAAACGCTAGATGTTAGCGTTAAAGACCTAAAGCTTGCTCCTACTATAAAAGAACTGCGCAAACGCCAAGCAAACCGCAAGGGAAGCCTTGCAAGCAGCCTACCACAAGCCTCGCGGTGGTCGCACTACCGCAGTAACAGAAACCGCATTCGGCGTGTTCAATGCGGTTACTGAATACGTGGACTATCTGGCACGTTGCCGTAAAACCAACGGCAAGAGCGAAGATGAAGC